AAATTTTTATGATTTTCAATATTTAATAGTTTTAAAACACCCGCCGCTATATCTTCGGGGTTAATAGTGTTAATCGTTTTTGGAGATTCATCTGCTGCAAAGCTAGGCTTTTTACCATCGCGTTCTGGTTCAATTATGACCTTGTCTTCGTCTGCCGTCCAGTAGGGGTCACAGTTGGCAGCGTAATTATTAGAATAAATACAAACAATTTTTTTACCATAACCCGAAGCAACGTGTGCAGGAAAACTGTCTGCGCCAACGTGCAACATAGACTTAGATAAAATATATGCAGTTTGATTTATGTCAGACTTACCCTGTCCATGTAAGCAGCCTTTTATGGGTTTATCTTCTGCAACTCCAATCTGTAGTATTTGAATGTTTTCTTTTTCAAGCTTTGGTAGTAAAATATCAACTACATCTTGCCAATAGTCATAACACTTTGACCCATACTTGCTATTGGGGTGTAAAGTAATAAATTTTTCTACATCTAAAGGAAAAAATTTTTCATAGATGTAAGGCTTATCAATCTTTAAGCCACAATTTAGAGCGTATGTTTCAACTAGGTGCATTTTCAGTATATTTGTAATCTTTATAAGCGATTTTATCTTTACCGTTATGAAGATATGTTAAAAACCTCTGCGTGGTTGCATATGGCAAAAACGCAATTTCAAAAAACCCTTCATGATCTCCTTGACCCTCAAGCCAGTGAAGCCTATCCATTTGTTCAATGTATGGAATCACTTTGTGAATGTAAGGGTTTGCTTCTAGTATAGAAAAATATTCTTGTTTTACTGCTACATAAAGATTGTAATCAGGATAAAGCTCCTTGGCAGAACGAAAAAGGCTAGTAGATAAATATATATCACCAATGCTTTCAGGCATAACGTAGAGCATTCTTTTCCCTTTATCATCGTCATCTAAAACTTGGCTAAATTCTACTTTTTCATCTTTTTGATTTTCTTTTATTGCAACGTTTCTGAAATAATTTTCTATGTCATTCCTAGACATTCCTTTTTTAATTTCATCCATCCAGTATTTTAGGCCGCTATCATCATCTTTTACGTCCATCACAAGGATGTTTTCATACAAAGCTTTTAACCATTCAATATCATTTTTTATTGGTTCTATTTTTGCATGTGGGTCTTTCTTTTTCTCATTAAAATGAACCTCATCAAAATTAATGGGCTCCATTTTATCAAACTCTGAATCAATTAACTTACCTACTGAATCAATAGAAAAGTTCTTAACAGCCCATTCTCGCGCTTTAATGCCCCACTGAGCCCTTTTTTCTTTGGGCATGGAATATACGGCATGTATTTGCTTTGCGATTGATATAGGAGACGTTGAAGCCTTAATGAATTCAGTGCCATGCTCCCTGTATTCACTCCATTCAAGAGGTAAAGAAAAAGCCTCATTTTCACACATTTCCTCGCCGCAGCTATAGTTTGTAACCAGTGTTATAAGCTCACTAAATTTGGCTTCTTGAATAGGTATTTCTTGCCCACCAGAGGTAAACGGGTGACAGTAAACATCCATTAAATTATAGATTTCATTTAGATCAGCTTCAGAAACACCCGTGTTTACATTTGTGGTGATTTGGCCGTCTTTGCAGCCACAATTGGGACATGCTAAATCTTGACCTTTGAAATTTTTAACTTGATAAGCCCCACAAGCCTTACAAACATAAGTAGTTAAAATTTCAGATTCATCAATTCCATACTCTTTTGCTAGACGCATGATGTTCCAGCCTTCACCGAAGTGGGTGTGAAGCAAAAGCTTTGTAGGATTTTTAATTTTGTGTTTCTTTTTCCAAAGCGTATAGCCTTCGAGCAAGTTAGGAACTGATTTTCTTAATTGATTTCTAAAAACATAACCGATTACAAATGTGTCATCAGAAATATCGAATCTTTTTCTTAATTCTTGTTTTTTATCATCACCTAAATTGTAAAAATCATCGCTGTTAACCGCTCCGTGTACGGTTTTAACCTGCTTGTGTCCAAGCTTGTGCATTGCATTGGTTGCAAAGCTACTCCAAATCCAATAATTATCAATTTCAGAAGCTTTTTCTAAAGCTGTAGGTAAAATTGGCAACGAGTCAAGCGTAGTCCAAATAACAGAATTAATTTGCTTAAACCAAGGCTTGCCAACAGCAAAGTCTACTCCCCAAATATCTTGAACTGCAACATAAATATCTGGTTTTTCTTGTTTAATTACCTTATCTAAATAATGAGCACCATAGTTTGCTGATCTAGCTAGGTTTGGGTCTCTGTTAAGTTGTTGCAGTTCCTGCTGGCTATCTGGTAAACAGCCTATAGATTTCCAAGGTGTTCTTTTTAATTCTGGATTAGACCAGTTCATGCCGCAGCAATAATGAACTATGTCATATTTTCCAGTTTTGTATAGATATGAAAGAATGGCCTTGGCATTTCTACCAAAGCCTGTTTTGGCGAGTGAATAATCACTCTGAAAAACGATTTTCTTTTTTTTACTCATTAAAATATATCGCCGTCATCAAAAGGATTACCAATATCTTGGGTGTTGTTTTCAGTGGTAGACTCTTGCAACTTTTCTGGCTGAGTATAATCTTGAATTTTAATCGTTTTGTCTAGAAAAAATTCCAAATCATGCTTTAAAACACGCGCTTCCGGAAAATAAAACCCAATAACGAAAGAAGTCTTTTTAGAAGTATCTTCGGCATCCTGCTTGTTGATGGAAAACGAAAATCCAACCTGTTTTTCATCTCTCATGTATGGACAAAACTTCATTTGCAAAACCTGTTTTTGACTACGGTGATATGCGCTCCACTCACGGTTGCTTTCGATTGCATCAACGATGCCACCCACCTCAATTCGGCTTAATTTTGTAATCACGCTCTTTTGTGGGTTGCCTTTGTTTTTGCTAAACGAGCCCGTGCGCTTCTGCTCGTTCCAAGAATCTTGTTTAATCATGGATGACATGATAGAGCCATCGCGATTTAGCCAGAAAGAACAGGCATTACCAGTTACAGACTTATTTGGTTTATAGAATTGTATCATTTTGTAATTTTAGCGTATTGTGAGTTAAAAGTCAATATTTTTTAAATAAGTTTTAAGACCTTTTTTTGGTTTCCAGCCAAGAATCTCACGAGCTTTATAATTATCTGCCAGAGTATGTCGAGCTTCTCCAGAACGGGCTGGTAAATAAGTAAAATCTCCACCAATTGTGTGGGCAATCCATAAAATACTGTGAGACTCGCCTGTTCCGATGTTAAATATTTCTCCAAAGGCTTTTTTATCTTCAGTTGTCGCTGAAAGTACATTTGCTGCTACGACATCATCAATATGAGTAAAATCCCGCGTCTGCTGACCATCTCCCACGACGGTAAATGGCTTCCCTTCTTTTTTCTGTCTTATAAACAAGCCCACAACAGGTGCATAAGGCCCTTTAATTGGCTCTCTATTTCCATAAACATTAAAATATCTTAAAGTTATAGTTTCTAATCCATAAATTTTATAATAAACCTTACATAATTCTTCCCCAGCGGTTTTTGAAACAGAATATGGATTAAGGCAATCTTTTATCATATCCTCATTGAGAGGTGGTTTATTTTTAAGACCGTATGCTGACGATGTGGACGAGTAAATTACCCTTTTAACACCGTTTTCTTTGCTGGCCTGTAAAACATTGCATGTACCAACAAAATTCGTTAGACAGGCTTTGTGGGGCTCATTGATGGTGGGTTGAATACGTGCTTCAGCGGCCAAATGAAAAACCATATCTGGCTTTTCTTCAGAAAAAATTGAATTTAAACAACTAAAATCATTAATATCATTTAAATATTTTTTTGCATTTTTATTCCAGTAAAATTCAGAATTACTTTCCGCAGATTCATTATCAACAATGACAACTTCATGTCCTTTATTAACTAATTCGTCAACAAGATTGCTACCAATAAATCCTGCGCCACCTGTTACTAAATACTTCACCCTTTAAGTTCCGATAGTTTAGTATATATCTTGACATTCGGAATTTCAATAGTATCTGCAAAAACAACGCCATCTTTTTTAGTGCCTTCTACAATCACTATATCTTTTTTACGTGGAAGGCGACCATTTGCATCTTCACAAGTATCTTTTTTATTATTAAAGATCATTGTTCTCATTTCTGCTTTTTCATCAGAAACTATGGTTTGATTATAGCGATTACCATTTTTAGATTTTCTGTTTGCAGCGTCTTCGACCCACCCTGCATAACGCACTCTTCTATCAACCATAGACTCTTCAACGTCACGCAGGTCACAATTAGTATTGAACAGCTTCTTTAGGGTTGTATGATATGAATAACCAAGAAAGTGCTTTTCATAATACCAATTAGCAAAATCTTCATTCTTGCTGTTCATTCTAAAGATTTCTGCATATGGTTCAGATTTTTTTCTTAAAGTTTCTAGGCGTGTATCGCGCAAAAACTTTTTGCCCTTGTCAGTTACAGCTTCTTTATCTAAGTAATAAAGAATCCTTCTTAAATCAAAGTTATAGTTCTTGGCAATTTTCCAATCAAAGTCTTCAATAAATCGTTTTTCACGATCCGTGAGCAAATTCCAAAGCTGGGCTTCATAAACAAGCCTTGTGCGGCTTACGCCAAACCCCTCTAAGGCCCCTGCTTGAATTAGTGCAGACAATACCCCGATGTTAACACCAGCTTCTTTTGCGGTGTTAAAAACTTCAAACTTGTTAAGAATTTTATAATTATCGTCATCGCGAAACTTATCAATTTTTTCCATTGTGGTTCCAGACACACCACGGATTGAGCTTAATCCAAATCTAAGATTGTCACCTTCAATAGTAAAATCCTGTTTTGATTTCAAGATGTGGGGCGGAAGAAGTTTAATTCCAAAACAATCTAGCTCTTTTTGAATTTTAGCAATTTCAGCCATTGGATCAGGCTCATATTGCGTCATTTGAAGCAAGCTTAAAAAGAATTCTTTTGGGTAGTTAAATTTCAAAAACACCGTAACCGCAGAAAGCGATGCGTATGAGATTGAATGTGATTTGTTAAAAGAGTAATTTGCAGAGTCATCCAAAATCTTCCAAAAAACCTCACCAGCGTCTTGACCTTCCTCGTTTGTTTCTTGTAGTTGTTGATTTTTGTCAACGAGTTTACGAACTTTCTTTTCCCACTTTTTAACTTCGTTAACCTTTTTCTTGCCAACGATACGACGCATTAATTCCGCTTCGTCAAGCGTGAAGCCCATTTTGTTAGCCATTTTCATTAGCTGTTCTTGATATAAAACAACTCCATTCGTTTTTGAAAGCTCTTCATCAAAAAATGGATGAATTTTACTTTCTTCATCGTTGTTTTTACAGTCGGCATATTGCTCTGTAAAATCAATAGCACCGGGCCTTGCCAAAGCCAACACAGCACTTAGCTCGTCAACATTTGTGGGTTTTACTTGTCGGCATACCTTGTATGCGGTGTCTGCCTCAATATGAAATAAACCATGTCTTTGTCTTAAGTCTTCCAAATGACGCCACAAATTGTCTTCAGTTGCTAGTTTATTTAAGATGTCTCTTTGGCGTATCTTTTTACCTTGTGTTACTTCAATATTCTTAAGTGTTTGATCAACCACAGAAACACCACGCAGCCCCAACACATCAAGTTTTACATTTGTAAGTGACACCCAAGTAGCATCGTAAGATGATACTAAACTTTCTTTATTTTTATCAAGCTCAGTAGGGCACGTATTCTCAAGATTTTCGTATGAAAGAAGAATTGCAGACGGGTGAATACTTTTGTTTTTAATCAACCCTCTAAGTTTACAGGCTGTTTTAAAAACCTGTGGATTTTTATCGCAGAAATTTTTGAAGCCCTCTTTTTCTTCATCTTCGTCGTAAGCCTCTTTGATATCTTTTACGTTGCCGTATTTTTTGGGAATCATATCAGATATTTTATTAACTTCTGATTCATCCATTTGTGCAACGATTTTTCCGCACTCTTTGATAACAAGTTTGCCACTAAGAGTATTAAGAGTAAGAATCTTGGATGTTTTACCTAAGAATTTTTTCTCTAACCACCTCAAAAGCTTAGGGCGTTCATAGTAACAAATATCTAAATCAATATCTGCCATTAGTCCACCATCAAGGTAAGTCACTCCATCAACCACTTGTTTTTTGGCTCGTGTTTTAGAAACAAATCTTTCAAAATACAAACCATTTTTAATAGGATCAATACGAGTTACCTCGATCAAAAATAACACGAGACTTCCTGCAGCACTACCGCGCCCCATACCTGTTGCAATGCCTTCTTTATTGCAATAATTAATTACATCCCAAACCAAAAGAATATAATCAACAAAGCTGAGTTCATCTAGCTGTTTAAGCTCAAACCTCATGCGGTCTTCATACTCTTTATGTTCTTCAGGGGTGCATCTTTCTTTAATTTTTTCTAACCGCTTCTCACACAGCGCGGTCAAAAATGTAAGATTGTCACAATCTTTTGCTACCCCTACCTTTTCTTTGTCTTCCGCACTTATATCAAAAGATGGAAGCCTAACACCCTTGATACCAAGGTCATATTTTTTAAAATTATTAATTAAGTTACTCATACGTTCAATACCCACTTTAATTTATTCCAAACCTTCAAATTTAGCTCTAAATCGACCAAAGCATCATGCAATTTACTGTAATCGTGTTCGATTTCAAAATCTTTCCCCATTGCGCTCAGACTGCCTCCTAAGCCCCGTTTACGTATGCTCATGAGTTGGTACTGAAACTCGATCAAAGACGCCCCAGAGGGCTTCTCAGAGCCTAATTTGTATGCTTTGGCGAGGGCATAGGTGTCAATTACCTTATCTGTTAAATGAGAGCCATCTTTGCCCATTTTTTTGTAATATTCAAGAATTAAATAAATATCAAAACCCAAAACATTATGCCCCACAATATAATCAGCTTCTTCAAGCCAGTTCTCCATAAGTTTAAAAACTTTATCGTGTGGCTTTTTAAGTTTGTTATATTTATCTTGATTAAAGCGAGTTATTTTAGCGGCTTCAGGACTTACATTAAGCTTTCTGTCCCACTCAATCAAAATGTCTCGCTCGTCAAATTTTTCATCCCCTTTTGCTTTGAGCATAGCCATTTGCCACGGAATATTATGGCGAATATTAAGGCACAAGTTTTCTGTTTCAAAGTCAATAAAAACAAAAGTTTTTTCTTTATCAAATCTAAGTAAATGTGAGTCCATATTAAAATCCAAAATCTTCGTCAGCCTTATTAATAAATTTTTGCATAGAGCTTAATCCAACCACCCAGTTTTCTGGGTTGTTAGGCCCATACTGTTTCGACTTTTTGTATTTGTCAAAATTATTCCGAGTTATTTTTCCCAATAACTCTACCTTGGCTAAATTGTTTCTGCTTACCCTTGCTAATACATAAAGGCTGGGAACTTTTGATAAGTATTCTCTTTTTTTAATTTTTAATTCAGGTTCCCCGCTACCAAAGTACGTAATAGTTTTAACCTCTACGCCTTCAAAATCTTCTCCACCATCTCGGATATCATATAAATCAGTGTCCACTTCTTGTCCGATTAGTTTTCCATAAGCTTTTTCGCCAATAATCCCTGACACATGCGGAAGATAAAAGGAATCTATATCTTTCATAAGAATGCCAGTATTCCTAAATAGAATATCTTTCTTATCATGCCTTTTTTTTGCTTGCTCTATACACCAAGCCAATTCTTTTTCTGTAAGCTGTATTGTCATGCTTTTTCCTTCCAGCTTTCAAAACTAAATTCATCACTAGACAAATGATCAATATTTGGTTTGCTCCATGTACTACGCTTATCTATGCAGCGCATGGTGAGGTAAGCCATAAAATCATCTTTGTCTTTGTAATAAATGCTTTTTGCTTCTTGGGTTTCGTAACCTGCTGTTTTGCAAAATTTTTCAACAATCTTGCGATGCACCGCATCAAAGGGAAGTCCATTACTTTCTAGCAAAAAAGTTGGAGATGTAAAATCAAATTCAGGCATACAGTCACCTTGCTCCAACGCATTCTTAAACAAATACGAATCATAGAAAGGAACGGCTAGTGCCAGATCATTATCATCCCAAATCTCTCTTAAAAACTTAAAGTCTGTTCGTGGCTCATAGTAAAAGCCATCGCTAGAAGCGTTGCTATAAATTTTAATTAATTTTTTATAACCACCTTCGTTTTTAGCAAAGATTACATACTTTGAAGTTGCCTTGAGAGCGTCTTCGCCTCTCTCTGTGTTGTCGGGGCATACGTTTATTCTTAGGCCATACCGAAAACTTAAATCTTCATCCTTGGTACTATCATAAGCCTGAAGAAAGCTGCCCATGCCGTCTTCCACTAGATAAAATTCTTTAATTTTATTTTTTAAGCAAATATCAATTATTGAATCTGGGCCATCTGGAAGCGAAGAGTTTTTTTTATCTAAAGTTAAAATACTTTTGCCTTGAGAGTAATGTGTTTTAAAAAGCGGTAACACCATTTGCTGAATATACATTTAAACCGAATGATCTGTCAAGGTCTAAAAACCGAAATCATCATCATCTTGATTTTGTTGAGGGTGCTTTGGGCAGCCGTCATACTTTTGTTTGATGACTTTTTCGCCATCTTTTGGTTTTAGTTCTGCCTCAGTAAACGCAGTTTTAATTTGATTGCCATCTTCATCTACAAGTTGGTAATAATCAAAACCAAACTTGTAAGGACAGTGCCACATAACGCTACCGTCTTTTTTAAGCTGTCCGGGGTATTTAGCAAAACCACAGTTAAGCGGCCCTTTAAAGCCCTCATCTTTTGCAGGGAAGGGTTTGTCGGCAGCAAAATTACACCTAGCTGTTTCTTCTGTAAAGTTGTTTATTACTTTGTAGCAGTGCGATAAATAGTGTTCTAGACCAGCAAGCTGCTCTTTAGAAAATTCTAATTCTTGAATTGTTTCATTTGGAAATTTTAAAAAACAAAACTGAACAACTGGTTTTAGTTTTGGCCAAGTTTTTGTAGCAACAAGGCTGTATATCATGCCCTGTAAATTAGCTGTTAAATCACTACCCTCGAATCTTTTCTTACTGCTTTTATAATCCTTGATTAGAATCTTATTTTCTTTTGTATATTTTGCAGCCTTGTCTATGAAGCCACGGACGGTATAAACGGGGTCATCATTTTTTAAATTAAATTCATATTCTGGGTCTAACAGCTTTGCCCCCGCACAAAAAAAGTCGTCGTGCAAGCCAACTAAAATCATATCATTAACTAATTCATAATTATCCTCATCATTGATCCCATATGCATTAAGATGCTTATTAACAAGCCGCGTTACTGCTGGAGAGCCTTCTATGTGGCCTTCCTTTGTGATTAAATTAAAATGCTTTTTATGTTTTTTGACAAGCAGAAGCTCAAACACTAGGTGGCACACGCTACCACGCATTGCCCCCTCGTTGTTCGTCTCTGGCAAGCCAAGGTGATATTTGCACCAATAGCTCCAGTGACAGGATTCAAGGTTTTTAATTCTTGATGCGGATAAGATTTTTTCTATTTTATTTTCTTTGCCCATTGTACTATCTCCCCCTTGCTCATCTCTCCAAAATCATTTTTGGTTGGTAGATGAATTAGCAATTGTTCTCTATCAAAAAATTTTAATAATTTTTTATGTGCTTTTTTACAAGCTTCATTACCAGCTAAATTTTTATCATTATTAAATGCTAATACAATAGTATCAACATCATATTTAATTAAAGCATTAATAAGTGCAAAACTCACATCTAAACCAAAAGTAACAAGGACATTTTTGTACCCTGCTTCCCATAGGGATAACATATCCCCTATGCTTTCTACCATTATGGCTGATGATTTTTCTTGGATATAAGCTTCATTAAAATTGAGTGGATATTGCCATCTGGATTTTTCACCTATGTGCTTCCACTTTGGAATACGAGAATCTGCTTTTATATTATATACATACCTTCCAGAAACTCCAATTAATTTTTTGTTTTCATCAAAGATAGGAAAGGTATATCTATTTTTCATTTTTCCTTTCTCAAAAACGCCACCCTCAAAAACATTTAATGTTTCATCACTTATCCCTCTTTTGTTCCAGTACGAATTATCTTTTATAACACCTTCAAATGTGTCACTAGAAAGAGTTTTATAAGTCTTGGGGGGTGGAGTCCAAAGCTGGCGTTTCTGAACGGTAAACCCCTGCTCTGATTCAAGCCATTTCTTGGCATCTTCTGGTGAACACTGCAAACAAAGTTCAACTAACTTTTCGATAGGGCCAGAAATACCACGAGCGTAGTCAACAAAATAACCAGTATCTTTTTTAACCGATAGTACCGTGCTATTATCAGAATCACGGTAAATCGGTGTTGCTCGATATTCTTTTGCAAGCTCGGTGATATTTCCGAACCCCAAGTTAATCATTATTTCTTTAATGTGATTCATTAAAGAGTACCGTCGTCCTCCTCCCTTTCTTCGGGCGCACTTTCAGCCTCTCTTTCTTCAACATCATTACCTTGAATATCGCTTGCACTACGCATGGTTCTTAGCGTACCCACCGATTCAAGTGTAAATATGCCACGTTGTAAGTTAATATGATTCTTTTGAAAGATATTTCCTTCAGCAGTTTCACGCCTTACCAAACGCTCATAATCTAGGCCACCGAGGCCCCATGCACGAATTTTTAATGGAACTAATTTGTGTGACCCATTTTCTCGTCCATCAAGCTCAACTTCACGGTCATCTTTTTGTTTGTAATAACCTAGAAATGAACAGTCCCATGATGCACTGTGTGACATCGCCATAGCGGTAGCGTCCACTTTTAGAACGTCCTTTAATGGCTTTGTATCATCATCTGGCTGTCTATTGGTCTGAAGTGCTGTAAGAACTGGGCTTTTTAATTCCAAAGCAATTCTCTTTAGCTGTGATGATTTATTTCTAATAATTTGATATTCTTGATTATGAGAAGATGTTTTTTCTCCAGTTATTTTTAGATAATCATAACAAATTAAACAGGGTTTTCCTTTGCCCACATATCTATTATAAACATATTTAACATACGACTCCACTTCATCAATGGACATATGAGAAACAGTTTTGTGGATTAAGTTTTTTCCAGCTTTAGCCATCACATCTTGCATATAACTTTCTTTTTCAAGAAACTTATTATACTCCATGACTTCATTCCGTAACATTCCGGTGGATATTAAAATGGGTTCAATTGCAGCAATCATGCCACCAAGTCGATCTCTCATTTCATTATCTGTCATTTCTGTATTCAGATAGATAACGGGATATCCTGCCATTGCCACCTTTAGGGCTACATCCATTAGGAATGTGGTTTTACCAGCCCCAGTTTGCGCTAGAATCATGTGTAAATCTCCATAACGCAAACCACCACAGGCCAAATTAAGTTCCTCATACGGCCACGGAATACCAACGGCTTTTTGAGGTTCATTCGCCTTTTCTTTAATATAGTCATTAAGCTCTTCTAAAATGAATGTGGGTTTTTCTCCATCAATGGCATCCACCTTAAATTCATCAAGAATTTTATTTGCGGTATTAATTATTTCAAACGGACTTTGATCACCATTCCTAAATTGCTCTGATGCAATTTGTTTAGCTTTTGAAAACGCGTCTCTTCGTAAATAAAATTTATAAAGTTCCTGACATGTTTCTACAAAGCCTTTTTTATTGGCTTGGGTAAAACTAACCGCACCAAGATAGTTATCAATATCATCACCACTCAAGCCGCTTTCCACTTTGTTTGCGGATATCTTGTTGGCTACGGATACACTGTTAATTTCCTGACCACCTTTTAACAAAAGCATGATTGCATTAAAAATTCGCTGATTCTTTTTGTCAGCAAATGATTTTTCTGTTAAAAGCGGAGCAACATCATAGTAATCTTGCTCTTTGTTTGGACTTTTCAATAAGTACCCTAATGCTCTTTTTTCTAGCCGTAGGGATTTTAGTCTTTCTTCATCGAATCTATTATTATTTTCTTCCATATTACCTTTCATCATATTAATGATATTCCATAAAGCTTTTCAATGTAGTCCAAAGAAAGCTCGTCAATATCTTTGCGTTCCAATTCAATAAGGGTATACCCGTTCAATTCCAGCCATTCTGCTTTTTGAACGTCCCTCTTTATAGATTTAAAGTAGTCAAGGCGAGTACCATGAAAAAATGGCACAAACTCTGAATGCTGTCTACCATTGACTTCTATTGCAATTTTTTTTGTTGCATTAAGAAAGTCAACAGACATTCTGGTTCCGTATACCGGAAACTCCTCAAAAACTACATGAGGTTTCCAGAATTGCTCTAGAAAATTTTTGACACTAGTTTGTAGCTTTGATCGGCTTTTCTTTGCCCACTTAATGCGCTTTTTTCCAACATTCTTATAAATAAGTTTGCCATGTATATTTAAAAGCCTCATTTAAATAGGTTTTCCAATGTCTTTTTAAAATCTTCAAAGAAATACTTTGTTAATTCTGGATTGTTTTCGAGATAACGAAGGAGGTTGTCTTCGCCCTGAAATTTTTCCTCGACATCATCATAACCTGCTGCTTTAATTTTTTCAAGGGCTTCTTCTGTAAAAGAAATCCACGGGCCACTTTTCTTTATCATTTCCCATGCGCCTAGCTGGCTTATAATTTCTTTTTCAACCCAAACACTTCCATTTTCAGATTTGTATTTGATTGGATATTCAACTACAAGGCCAGTATTTTCGGTCATAGATTTTCTAATTGCTATTTTACAATTATGACCAATCGGTACTTCTTTGTCTTTACCAAAAAACTTTGAAGACTTGTAATGATTTGGCTGAAATTCAAGAATCCAGTTTGCATAATGCTGAAGGGCGTTGCCACCAGAGTTATTTGATAGCTTCGCATCTTCTTTTGCATATGGATTAACACTAACTTTACTTCTTACTTGGCAAATACATAAAGCAATATGTCCATTGTGAGAGGTACGGAGAGCGAGCCTTTTGCACAGGGTCGATGTTAGCAATGCTCCACCAGCAACCTTTACCGCTTCATCTAGACCTTTATCAGCATCATTTTTAGGTATGAGCGCATCCATGCTGTCAATAATGAACATGAATTTTAAGTTGTCAGGGTTTTGGTCGATGCAATTTTTAATTAATCCACCGACATTCTCAAAAATATTACCGGAATATAAAAGCCACTTGTTTTTTGAAGTGTCTACGCCAGTAGATTTTAATATTCTATCAGAAATTCTGCCTTCAGCTTTTATGTAAACAACAAAAGCGTTTTCATATTCTTTTTGGAAATTTGCTGCGAATGTTAATGCACAAGATGTTTTTCCTCCACCAGCAACACCGCTAAAAACGTTGATTCCGGGGTTTAAGCCACCACCCATTTGCAAATCCAAGTTCAGACTACCACTTGAAACCCGATAGTCAATAGCCTCACTAAAAGAGTAGTGTTCGTCGTCTGATTTCAGATGTTTATACAGGGCATCAATTGAGCCGCCCATGCTTTGTTCTTCTTTTTTCTTTCTCGGTGACATAATATTACTCAAAAAAATCTAATGGGGATTTGGGTTTGGTTTTTACTTTAAAATCTTCTCCAATTTTCTCTTCTTGAAAATTATAGTCCTTTTTAGTTGACTCTTCAACCTTATCATAAATTAAATTATGGTCATTTAGGTAGTGTGAGCCAAGTTTATTACTTATAAACCAAGACAAAGAAAAGAATTTAACTACATCAGACGAAGGTCTGGGTAGCGTTTGCCAAAATTTTAAGTCGGGAAACTTTTTAATTAATTTATTAGCCATCGCCCGTTGCTTTGCCCACTGAGAAGCGGGTAAATCGGGCATAAACTTACTTACTATAAACTTGGCTAATTTTCTTTCTTCAGGAGTTGTTTTAGCTTTACCCATCAAGGTCAAACTTTACCATCTTATGTACCAGTTTGTCAAATGATACTTTAGGACTCCAACCAAGCTCTTCTCTTATAGGATTTGAATCACCCAAAAGAAGATCAACCTCTGCGGGGCGGAAGAATTTTGGATTTATTTTTACTAAAGTCACCCATTTGTTTCCAATGTTACAGACGTATTCTTCTTCTAAGCCTTCTCCTCGCCATTCTGTATCTGTATCATGAAAGCCAGCAGCATCAAAAGCAAGCTCAATAAACTCCCTAATAGAGTGTGTTTCATTACTGGAAAGAATGTAATCTTTTGGCGCGTCTTGATTTAGCATTAGCCAAACACCTTCTACAAAATCCTCGCTATCACTCCAATCTCTTTTTGCATCTAAATTTCCAAGCTCCAACGGCCTAACCGAGCTTTGATACCCAGATTCCATGTGTGCATTAATTTCTCGTTTTATCCGTGCAACACCTTTTGTAATTTTCCTAGTAACAAATTCTTTGCCACGTTTTGTGCCTTCATGATTAAACAAAATTCCATGAACTGCGTAAATATTGTGAGACTCTCGATAAACCTTTACTAAATGTCTCGCTGCAGCTTTTGAAGCTCCATAAGGGCTTCTTGGTTTAATTGGGTGCTTGATATCTTGCGGGGCATAATCTACATCGCCCCACTCCTCGCTACTTCCTGCACTATAAAAACGACAATCCGGTTTAAATTTACGAATCGCTTCTAAACAACGTAAAACCCCAATGGTATTAGTGTCCATAACTTGAAGCGGCATATCCCAGCTACAACCCACAAATGAATTTGCTGCAAAATTTATAAAGTAATCGGGTTGAATATCTTTTACCAACTTATCAATGCTTACGTCATCAGAAAGATCACCATAAACAAATTTAAAATTAGGATGATCTTTGAAATTGTTGGTGTTAATAAAATTTGGATTAGCACTACGGCGCATCATTCCATAAATCTGGATTGAATCCTTTTGCGACAGCAAAAACTCTACCATATTGGCCCCGTCTTGACCCAAAACTCCTGTGACTAATACCTTTTTCATATTCTAAATATATTATAATTGATTTAAAAAATCTACTAATTTTAAAATTTGCTGCTCTTTTACGCCGCTGTGCAATCCAACATATAATCCGTTTTTATGCAGGTACTCTGCGTTTTTAAACTGTTTATAATCTGCATATTGCTTGTAGCAGGTATGTCTTAATAGGTTCCCGCTAATTATTGGCCTGTACTCTATTTTTTCTTCCTCTAAATACTTTTTTATCAATTTAGCTTTTCTTTTTTTAGATACAATCGGAAGACAGAAAGCTACGTTGTTGTATTTTCCTTTTGGTAATAGATATTTATTTTGATCTAAGTTGTTTTCATAAGCTTTGTACAACTCAATCCGGTCAAGAATATAATCATATAACCTATCAAAGTCTAAAAGACCCATAAAAGCAGCTATGTTAGTACTTCTATAGTTATTACCTAGTATATTAAAATCAAATAGAGGATCGACTAATTTATTTGAAAGTAGTTTTTTATAATCTTTAGATAGATCATACCGCCCAAGCTCTCTGGTAAGACCGTGACTTCTTGCTAAAACATAAAAAACAAACTCCTCCTCGTTGTTTGTAAAAACCATACCACCCTCAGACCCAGTGGTTGTTTGGTGTCCAAAATATGTAGAGGTTGATGAGGTTAGTTGAGAACAAATATGTTTTAGTTCATTTGTATCATCGTCAAGGTATGACCCAAAAGAATTTTCACAATTATCTAGCTTTAAATCTACATTATAATCAGTACAAATTTTTCGTAATTTTGGAACATCAGGAGTAATACCTATTAGGGAGGTAACAAAAACCGTGTTCACTTTTTCGTGGTTGGTGCTCAAGTATTCTTTAAGCTTTTCCGTATCTATTGAAAAATCATTTAAATTTATATCAATAAATTTTGGCTCAAAGCAAGCATTAAGCCAAGGACTTACTGAGGTCTGCCAAGTAACAGATGGAAAAACTACGGTGTTTCGATCTGGCTTAGAATGTCTTGCATATTGAGCAATTAAAGAATTGGCTGTTGAACCACTACTAACCATTAATGCATATTTAGATTCTGTGTACTCTTTCCACTTTTTTTCGTATTCAATTACATATTTATCCTGTGTCCAACGGTTTTTGGGGTCAAGGAAAAACTTACAGATTTTAAATCTGTCTGACCAAGTAAAATTTGAATCATTTAAAAACCAATTAAACATAATTATTTAAAAATCTTTTATTGTTTGTAAAACTAATTCGTGTTTTATATTATCGCAAGAGTCTTCAGCAAACAAATTTATATTTAAATCTTTATAATTTTCTGGAGCAAAAGCAAGGGGGTATTCGGTGTGCCTGACCCCATCTTGAACAAAATGATTAGTAAGTAAAGTAATCTGTGGCAATCCGTAAGCACCAAAAATCCATGCGCTACCCGTATCAGTGCAAATGGACAGTTTACAGCCTGAACATATTTTTACTTGATCAAAAAAGGACTCATTTCCCAAAAAGCTGTAATTTTCTGATTCAGAAAGCCTTGGCTCTTCGTGCCACCCAAAATGAGCGACTTTCCAACCACTCTTAATTAGCTTATCTATAATCTCCCTCCACCATTCTTCACTTGGTGCTCTACTTAGCCATTTTCCATAGCCAGCAAAGGGCCAAATCGCTATAGTGTTAGATTCTTTTTTAACATCAAACCACAAATCTAAGTATGGCTTTTTTTCTTCATCCGTAAGCTCATCAAACTCTGATTTTAAAAAACCAGCCATTAAGAAACACTCTTCTACTTGCCCCCTTTTGTTAAACCAGCTTCCCGATTCATAAACCGGGGGTGATGTATTAATAATAAAGTCGCACTCCTTCATAATGGCCCTGTCTGTATCGCCATTATGCTCTGGGAAATCTGTAATCTTAATTCTGTCTATAAGCGGATGATTAAAGTATATCGGGGCAGCTTGCGAGCATTTTTTTGCAATAGAAAAATATTTATAACTATTTGGAAAAATTTTTTCTAAATGATTTAAAACAGGAAGAGCCATAATAGTGTCACCTATCAAAGCTGATCTAATACCCCAAATCTTAAAATTTTTATCAGTTTTCATTGCTTATATTTTTTCGTACGTCATTGTTATTCCGATGTCACCTTTGTGAACATTAAAATACTGCCAGTTATAGTCTATCCAGTGGGCTGCAGCATCATCTCTGTATTTTGCTAGGGGGCGATACCTTAAGTAAAGGTCGTTGGTATCCAAGCTATTGTTTTCAATAAGTACTACTTTTCTGTTAATTCGTGGATAACACTGAGCTATGTTCATCATTCCGCTGTTAACACCTATAAAAATTTGACATTTAGCAATTAACTCCGCTGTTTCCCAAAGGCTTAATCCAAGCTTGTTAATAAATGGGGTTGGCTTATCATTTTTACCGCCAATTTGATAAATTGTGTAATTTTTATAATTTTTTTGTATTTGTTCTATTACGTGGTCAGGCATCACCCCGCCTTCTGATATGCCTGTTGTATGAACTGTAATTGTGCCTTGTGTTGATCCTTGCAACTCTTCATAGCGATAAAGCCTTGGGTGTCTTAAGTATGGCACTGTAATTCTGCCTAATGCACTTTCATTTCTTTGTAAGTAGTCACCACTTTCTGAAGCTCCAATAGGAGTAAAAAAGAGAGGTGCATAAATATCTGTTTTACAAAGTGGGTTGTCTGGTACATCAAATGATGTCTGCACAGACAATTTAGTTTTGTGGTCAGTTATAAACTCAACAAAGGATTTAGAGCAGTGAAAATAATTATTATAAGGATCAATTATTAAATCTGCACCAACACCTCTTTCAACATATGGATTACTATCAAATCCCCAAAAGTTTTTTAAATCAACTATTTTTTCGCCTGTATTTTTATAATAGTTTTCGGGTATTGAAGTATACTGTAATTGATCTCCAATTCCATCTCCATCTATATGAATACCTAGCTTTTGTAAACTCACTTTTCGTATCCTAGTTTATTTTCTTTCATGTCTTCTTCTGGAAAGAACTTTTCTTGCAAGGCTACTTTAGCTAGGTATCTTTCATAGTTACATTTATCTACATAACTTGCCTTAACGCCATCTTCTTTTGCATCATCTACTGCTTCAAACGTTTTTTTATTTACTTCATAGAGTTTTTTGTATTCAACAGACTCCATGATTGTGCTCCACAATACATTATCATCAATTTCATCTATCATATTGGTCACACAAGCAGCAAAATTACCAAAGTTTTTTTTGGGGTCCATTTCGCATTTTATTTGCAAAATAGCTAAGTAATCAAAAGCATAAGCTTCGCTGACTCTAAGGTTAATCATTTTTGGATTTGTTTTTTAAGCTCTTCTTCGTACTCTGTTATAACACCCTTATAATCAGTGTAAGTTTGTTGAAGGTTGCCGCTTTCAAGATACTCTTTTATACTCCAATCAAAACGATTTTCTATAATCTCTTCAAATGGTTGTTCTAAAACTTTGTATCTAAAAATATCTTTTAGATTTACTTCAAGCTCCACTGTTTCTAGAAAAAAATCATCAAAATCTTTGTTTTCTAATGAAACTTTCATATATTCAGTTAGCGAATCTAGCGTTAATTCTAATCCTAGATTTTTTTGACAATGAAGCCTAAACTGGAGTCTGTTACTTTCATGGCCCTGTAAAACTTGAGGCCCATACTTTTGATAAAGTAGATTGCAGTGATTTGATCTACCATATACATAAAAATATTTTACTGGGTGAAGCAGCGCAGATTTTACAGGGTCATCAAAACGCTTGCTTGTTACATAGTTCTTTTTTTCCTCTTCTGTATAATTTTTAATTCCATTTACTATTCCGTTTAACCCCCAGTGAGGTGTTTGAAAATAAAACATGTGATCAAAATACTGTGCTAGGTATATTTTACCTGCCATTTGTATGGCTCCGATTTTTTCTTCTTGAAGAGTTTTAATTTCTTCTCTTAATCTTTTACCCCAGTAGTCAGTTATTCTATCGGGCGAATCAAGGGTAACAAACCAATCCCTGTTTTGCATCGGCCCTTGACGCAGAAACTCATTCATTTGAAAATCATGATCATTTGTCCACTTTCTTTGGATAATATGTCCGTCGCCCTTTCTTTCATTCAGCAATTCAAAAGTTCCATCTTTGGAATAACCATCTACAAAAATGAGACCATCAAAATACTTGTGAGCATCTTTGGTCATTTCATCAATATCTTCTTTGCGGTCTTGCGTTATACCGCAGAGCCAGATACGATGCTCTCTTGGAAAATTAGCTGTTCGTTGATTATTCATTGTGTAAAACTGGTGCTCTTATAGAGGTAATTTTAATAAAAGTTTTGAGGTGTTAAAATTGTCCGTTTTATGAGTTGGATGCTCATAAACATAACGGTAATCTAATGGAAAATCTTTGAACAATGCCTCTGTGTTATTGGTGTCAGGGAAGTCTTCTTCATTAGTCCAATATTTATCATTAACAAAAAAAGCATTTACTCCATTAGT